ACCCTTTTTGCAAGCCTTGCGTCAAGCCTGCCATCCTTGGGTTGTCGCTGTAATATGCGGCCTTTTCAGCGTTGGACATAGCGTCCCAAGTGGGGTTTGAACTTCTACCTTCATCATTGCCACCACCACCCATCTGGTTCTGCATCTGCCGCTTACGCAACATCTCATTAAAAGCATTGAGGTAGTAATTCATATCTTCAGCCCGTGGTTTCGCAAGAAATCTACAAACAGATAGGCCACACCAAGAATAGCCGCCCAGACCAGACCGGCGAGTGTCTTCTCAATGATGGCCTTCCGCAGCTTTTCCATGTCGTTCTGCGCTTTGATAGCGTTCTTGACCCACTGCTGCTCCTCCATGTCGAGACAGGTGTCGCTGCTCTTGAGCGCAACGAGCAAGTCGGAGATCAGCAGGGAGCGGTCTTCTGGTGTCATCTTGTCATCGCGTTTTGGTTGGTGGCTCTAGGTGCTATGCTGTTTTGCCCTGGAATGTCACCAGCAAAGCTAAACCCTGCTGCGCCAAGTCGTCCACCTAAAGAACTTGAATACCCGGCTACGCCTTGCAGTATTAGACGCCGAATCAAACCTAACTTCTCAACGTCAGACCCTGGTTTAGCGTTAATTTTTGCTAACTCTGAGGATATAAAGTCTGCTTCTGCTTTGCTTAGCATACCAAATTTTTCTAGCGCAGGGCGCATCTGTTCGTTAAACTTTCTAATCGCCCCAGGCCCAGTTGCCATCTCTGAGGTAACTTGGCGCACAGCGTCAAAAACTGCTTTCTTTGCATCTGGCGAACGCTCTATGATGGGGGCAATAGCCGACCACCTGTTTATGTCCCCGCCATTGACGGCTTCCCGCACATTTTTTAACGCCGCAGAACTGCTGTCCCATATTTGATCTGCCAATGCCGCAGATTGGCTACTCACTGCACCGGCTTCTTTGGTAAGCGCTGCGGAACCAGCACGACCTTCGGTCAGCATTTTGTTAGCTGCTGCTTTTGCTTCTGGCGCCAGCGCGTTCAGCGGTGCGTTTAGCCCTTTGATTTTTGCGCCTATGTTGGCTATTTCCCGTTCGCTGTTTTGCAATGTGCTTTGATAAGCAATTACAGATGCTTTTACCTCTGGCACAGCGTTTAAAAACTCACGGTTGGTTGTCATCCAAGTGCCAACTTCTTTGGCTGTTTGCTTAGATGCCAACTGATTAGCCGCATATTGTTGAGCGGCTTGCGTTGCTAACGCTTTGTCGCCAACCAGTTCAACCAAAGACGTAAACATTTTTGGTGTTGAGAAAAACGCAGCCGGTATCTTTGACGGGTCGCTGGCAAATTGCGTCAACGCACCTTTGTCAAGGCCGGTCAATTTAGTACCGGCCTTAGACCCAAACACTTCTAAGCCTGGGCGTGAATCAGCGTATTGGGTCAGCAGCCGAGTTTGAGCGTCACCAGCAAAATCTTTCTGGACTTGAGACACTAGGCCATAAAATTCTTTTTGCGCTACGTTACCAATGGCTTTGTAACCTTCGTCGGCCTCGCCCCTAAACGCTTCGCCTAGCATACGCCTAGCATCGTCAATGGCTTGGAAGGTAGGTTTTTCTGGTGGTTTAGCCGGGCCCCTGACAGACACAACACCACCGCCAACAGCAGGCTGAAACGCTACGGGAGCCTCACCAATTTTTGATGGTACGGTGATTTGGTCAAGTATCTTTTGGTAGCCCCTAGCCACATCTGGAGAGTGAACACCGGGCCTTAGTTCGGCTTTTAGACGGTCTACTAATTTTTTGTATGAACTTAAATCAGTGACTGAATTATTTGCTGCTTCTAAGCCAGAAACAATATTGTCTACTTCAGTTTTAGTGTTTGTGTACGCCGTAGACGCAGCCGTTTTTAAGTCGCCTTGGCGTTTAGCCGCAGCTTTCTGTAACTCGCCGCCTATGACAGCTAAAGGCCGGTTCTCACCAATCGTGCTGACTGTGCCAACGGCAGCACTTCGCGCTTGGTCTTGAAGTGTTTTAAGGTACGCTTGCTGCGTTTCAATGTTGGCGCGTTGTCCAGGCACTTTTGCTAGTTCTGCTTCCGCTGCCAAACGCGCTCTCTGCGCTACTTGAGCGGCGTCTGAGTGCAACGCAGCCGCTCTTGCAACACCAGCAGCCCTTGTTTCCGCAGACCCTAACTCCATCGCTTCGCCAAGAATTTGCATGGCTCTGCCGGGGTCTTGCTCACCCATAATTCTCGACTGTATGTCAGCAAGTTGTTTTTGCTCGGCAGGCGATAAGCGCCCGTCAGTAAGTTTTGCAAGCATTGATTTTGCAAAACTTATGGCAGCTTGTTGAGGAGCGCCAGAAACTGTAAACCTACCCAACTGCAAAGCCAACGGCGCTAGTTCGGGCGTCACAGCACCGCCAGCAAGCCTTGCTACTTCAGCCACTGGTTGACTAGCGCCCATCCCTTCAGCAACTTGCCCAGCCGTTTCGCTGGCTAGGCCGCTAACCGCGCCACTAAACGCGCCGGGTAGCCGACCTGCTTGCCTTGCGCCTTGGGCCATGATGCCTAACCCAGTACTAACGGGAGCCAATTGAGGCACACTCCTAGTTGCGGTTGATAACCCCTGCAAAATCTCAGGTGCTGCCACGCCCATAAAAGTACCTAACGCACCAGCCCCGCCTATAGCGGTCAATGGGTCTATGCGGCTAGTGTCTTTCGGGCCACCGTACTTTCGCTCTGCCGTTGGGTTGCCAAAAGCAGCCCCGCCTTCTGTGGTTCCAAAAGAAGGTAAACCAAATTTACTGCGAATAGCTGCCTGTGTCTCTGGATTTGCGTTTGAAAAATTTGGGTCTTGAGGAGCCAGCTTTTCAAAGATAGCCGCTTTAGTAGCTTTGTTTGCGTTAACGTAATTTGGGTCGGTAAGAATTGATGCTAAATCAGCCATTTTGTATTCTCACTTGCCGCGTAAGAGCGGATTGTTAGCGTCTACGCCGCTTGCTGCTGGCGCAGCGTTCCCTCTTTTGTATTCATAGGTCAAGTCATAAGCGTCTTGTAACCTTCCCAAACCACCTTGAAGTTCCTTGATGAGATCGTCAAGCGCAGTTCGAACATCGGCTGCGTTTTGTTTTCTATCTATGGCTGCAAAGGATGCTTTAAGTTGTGTATTTTCTCTGTCGGATACGTTGCCCAACGCACCACCAGTTTTAGACATATCACGCATATCTTGCAATGATTGAAAACCACCTTTAGCAACTACTTTGTCGTACAGCGCCACGGTTCGGCGACCAGCATCTGTAAGACCCGGCGCCCTTCCTGCTGCAAACCCAGTAACAGAGTCAAGGCCTGGGCTATCTCGCAAAGCCTCAAGGTCTTTAATAAACAACATTGTTTTGTTTTGGTGGCCTTTTAACGATGTTGTTGCTTGTGGATAACTAGCCTCTAGCTTTTGTCGCATCTGCGGCGTTAATCCTTCAATCGCTTCGGCTGGGGTTAAGCCTTCGCGTACTGCTCTTTCTTTAGTGACAATAATAGTTTTTGTCGGATTTTTTGGGTCAACAACTTTAATTGTTCCAGTGCCTGCCGCCCCACCAGCCCCACCGCCTTCACCACCGCTAGATTTAGCCGTAGATTTTTCCATTTGTTTAACAAATTCTTTGTTAAACGCAGCCGTACCACGTTCGCCTTTTAACAACGCAAGAGCAGTTGCATTTTTAATGTCTGGTGTAGTAGATTCAGGCGCAGTTATAGGCTTTGCGGTCATTCTTGAAATCTCTGCGCGTAACGCAGCGTTAAATGCCTCTGAACCCTCTGGGCCTGCCCCTAATGCTATTGCCCTTGCATTTGTCATTTCGTTGGTTGTGGGTTCTGCTTTTACGGCAACAGCAGGCTTTGCGGTCATCCTTAAAACTTCTGCGCGTAACGCAGCGTTAAACTCAGGCGAACCTTTTGGCCCTGCGCCTAACGCTATTAACTCTGCATTTTTTTCTTCTGTTGTTCTTGCTTCCGCAGCAACTACAGGGGGTTTTTCTTTCAGCCTGTAATAAAGTTCGAGTCCCTCTGGCGTTTCTGGAATCCCTGTGGCTCTCATTTCTGCAAGAGTACCAGTCGGCGCAGATACAGTGGGTTTGGCGCGTATAGCAGTTTCATAGGCTTCGTTACCTTCTGGTGTTAATGGATAGCCTAAGCCTGTCATTATTGTTATTTTGTCTGGTGGCTTAACCGCTGCGGCTGCTGCCGCTGGCGCAGTTGCAACTCCCGTATATCCCCGTGGATAGCGTGTTTGCCCAGCACTTAAAGTAAAGCCAGGTTCTGGCTTCTGCCCCTCTAACACACTAGCAGCGGTAACAATCAGTCTTTGCTTGACGCTTGCGTCCCATGCGGCAGGCATATACGGTTCAAGTTTTGGATACTGAGTTAAGACGCTTGTACGAAGTGCTGCATAGCTTTCTACGTCATTTGGGTCTATCCCCGCAACGGCATCCCTAGTCTGAGCAACAGCATTTTTTAAGATGCTGGATTCGTTTAAGTCAGCTTGCGACCTTGCTTGATCTCTTAGCCGTTGCTGTGTATCCCCTTCAGCCAACGTCTTGTAGACGCCTTGCCCCGCTGCGCCATAGCCCAGCAACTGACTGCGATTGCTTTCGTTAAGACCCGGCAAAAACTGGCGCAAGGCGTTGCTCTCTTGCCGCGCCCGTCCATATTCTTCCATCTGCATTTTGGCAAGTTCATTCTCTTGCTGATACTTCTGCATCTGCGCCATCTTGTTGTACTGCGCTGCTGGATCAGGGGTATAGAACTGCGCTCCTTGCGCTATCATTTCGTTAAGGGTTGCCATAATAGTTCCTACGTATTTGTTCCATAACCAAACCTGCCGTATGGGTCGTAAGGCGCATTTTGCTGCGGAGGATATGCAGCTTGTTGTGGAGCATACGCTGATTGTCTGATAGATTGATCCCTAAACAAATCCATCATTCGGTTGCTTTCATAACCTCTAAGCGCAGCTTGTATGGCGTTGTTGTATGTGTTACCCGCACCGATCTGCCCAGCGCCAATGGCCTGCCCAGCTTGGCCCGTTAGGTTGCCGACATTGGTTGCGTAATTTTGTCCGGCAGTGCCAATTTGAGTACCTGCTGTTTGACCCAAACCGGCTATAGCAGCCAATCGGTTGTAGCCAGTATTGGAACGCGCTACGTCAGCGTTGTACGCATCAATTGAGCGTTGATATGCATTGCCAAATTCTTGTGATCCATAATCTTGTCCGTAGCGTGTCGCTGCTTTTAACGCTGCGCCGGACTGCAATCCAGCTTTGGCAGCGGCTGATCTATTCAAGGCATCCATACCCGACCTAAATCTAAATTCTGCGCCAGGGTCGGCTTGGAATTTGCCCATGTCAAACCTAAACGCTTCTGGTTGTGCAAATGCACCACCCTGCATCTGCCTAAGTGCATTGGTTCCTGCTTCAAACTGTGGCTGTAGCCGCGCTATGTCAGCCTGCCGTTGCTCAAATTGCAACGCCGCTGCACGGTCAGCAGCAGCTGCTTGGGTTTGTGCAGCGTCACGTTGACCGCTCGAAGATAGGTAGCCACCAAGTAGCGATGCTCCAGCGGGAATACCAATTTCTGGACTAGGCATTTTCAAACTCCTCAAAAGCGTAGAACTCGCGGATTTCGCGGGACACCTTACGCATATGCTCAAAACCACCAATCAAAAATGCGGTGGCAATATGTATCTCAATCCCAAAATTGCGGATGTGAAACGCCAAGTTCCTCAAATGCTTTTTGTCACTTTTGCACATCTCATTTGCGTCATGGAACCCGTTGATTGACGCCATGATTAAGGGCTGGTAGTAGTTGTAGTTTGCCACAAACCAACGGTTAGCGGGTAGCACAAACATCAACGACAAAAAAGCCCGGTTAACGTGTTCGTCTAGGACTTTAACGTCTTTGTCAATCAGATCGTCCCACAACTCTACCGCATCAAAAAAACAGTTCACAAAGTCAATGGCGTCTTGATGGCCCAAAAACCAACGCTGTTTGTTGGCCTTGCTGTCCTCTTGCCATTGAGCAGACATTACTGGCATCATCTACCCTAAGTCGCAGGAGTCTGCGCCGTAAGCAAACCGTTAGTAAAAGTCATGCTGCCGTTTGCGCCGAGTGCGGTCAGTTTAGCAGTCACGATGGTGGCGCTAACCCCAGCAGTGGAAGTGCCTGTTCCGCCGTTGGCTATAGGCAGGATACCGCTAACCTGCGTAGTTAGGCTAACCCCACTCAGCGCACCGCCAAGGATTAGGTTGCCTGCTGTGGTGACTGTGCCGGTCAATGTGATGCCGTTGACCGTGCCAGTGCCGCCTACGCTTGTAACGCCACTGGAGGTCAAGACAATTGTCCCTGCACCGTTTGTCACAGTGATGCCAGCGCCAGCCGTCAATGTTGTCAGCGTGTAACCTACACCGTTACCGATGAGAAGTCGCCCATTAGAGGGAATCGTACCTAGGCCCGTGCCGCCATTGACAACTGGTGTGATACCAAGACCAGAGCCGGTAATGGTGTAGACGTTGTTGAGCCAACGAAACCATTGGGTCGTAATCTGCCCATCTTCCGTAAAAGTAACTCGGGGCGCAGGGATTTGAGTGACGTTTGCCATATTAGCTTGAGGTTGGACTCAGCACCAACTCAGCGCCCATAATGGCAATCTTTACTGGGTCAGTGCCACTAACTTCATACACCCGATCTCTGGACGAACCAAGCCGACGCCAAAAAGTACGGTATTCATATTCACCAATTTTGCCCATACTGGCCCAATGCTCACTTGACCAAGTGTGACCTCCGTCATCGCTCCAGCGCAACATAGCTTGCGGGTCAGCACCTAAAGTTACAGTTGAATTTTGATCTGTTATGAGAAAATTATCGTTTTCAGTAATTAAAAAATTATTGTTCTCAGTCTGAAGATATAGTGTTCCTGGAGTAGCAATCCCATTTAACCCTACACCTGTTTCGGCATCAAGTTGCAAGGTGTGGTGGGCTGTGCGTTTAAGGTTGTTCTGGCCTGACGGCAACGCTCTCCACGAACGCAACCATCTTTGGGTGCTGTTGTTGTCAGCGTACACATCCAAGTCAAAAGCGTAGATGTTGCCGTTAACATAGTCGCCCAGCACAATTTGGCTGTTGAACGCCATCTGGCAGTTGCTGCGGTGGCGCATAAACTCGCCATTGTTAAACCCAGCCCGTTCGTGCCATGCTTGGGTAGACACATCGTAGACCCAGGTAGCATTGCCGGTGGGAAATGTCAGCACATAGAAGGCATGGCCTTCCTGTTGGTAAGTGTAGGCAATGGCATCAGAAATGTCGCTGTATTGAGCAATGGCGTACTCAATGGCGTGAGTGCTGACCCGAGTCCCGGTGTAACCATTGGCTCGGTAAACGATGCCCTGCCCCCGTGCATCTGCGCCCAGCCAGAAGATGCCGTTATCCAGTTTGGCGACAGAAAAGGTCGCAGCGCAGCCGATTTCATTAAACGCGCCTTGGATGCGGGTCAGGGGAAAGTCAGCAGCGCCAGAGTTGTACCAAACCTCGACTGAGTTAGTGCCAAACAGCCAAATTTGCCCGTGGTCAACAATCAGGCTGACCAAACCATCAGGCGAACCCTCGGCACTGGCAAAGTCAAGCGGGTCAACTGATGAGCCGTCCAGCAGTTGCGTTACCCAGAATATCTGACTGTCAGGTTGGATGAAAACAAAATAGCCATCTAGGTAGCCAACTACCAATGCGCCAGCGAAATCAACGTCAGTAATCTGGGCAAAAACTGCCGTAGTGCTGTTGTAGATATAACCCGGCCCATCGGCTGCAATAAACAACTGAGTGCCGTTGTCGCTCATGCTGACCGGCCCAGTGCCTGCTACCGTGCCACGCAAGGTGGCTACATAGGCCGTGGTGAGGCTGTAGAGTTCAGTGCCGCTAACCACATAGCCAACGCCATTAAACGTCCACAAGCCCCGTATCGGCCCCGTCCCAACCGTTACCAGTAAGTCAAGCCCAGGCGCTCGGTTCAAAAACCCGCCTGTCTGCCCTCCGTCTAAAATGGCTTCTGGGAAAAGGTTGACCATCCTGTTATCCGCAGCATTGACGCTACGAGCGACATAGGAAGATCCAAGGATGGGAGACTTCATTAGAAGTTGCCAGCGTAGATGTTGTAACGTTGACGATTGGCGACTATGCCGTAGGGCATTGCCATTACATCGTCAGGGTTGTTGATGCGCTTGATGTTACGCTTGCTAGTCATGGCAATCCGCGAGACTTGTGGGCTTGGCTCTACGCCAAACTCAGCGGCAAGTTCACAAGCCAGATTGAACCTAAAACATCGTAGGTAGCCTGGAGGAAAGGACAACGTAGTTGCCAGTGTTGCCGGTTGCGTCAATTCTTCCACCGACACAATGTGCCATTGCAGCGGTGAGGTAGGTACAGGGTACACCGTCAACGTAATGTCGGGGTAGCCCATGTTGACGTACAACACTTGCGGGTAGGTGCTGGTTGTGTTCTTGACAGCAATGCCGTTGTACTGCTGTTCGTTGATTATCTTGATGCCATACGAAGTACCGTTTGAGGTATCTTTAAAATAGGTAGCATCGTCAACCAAAACAGGCCGGTTGCCAACAAAGTTACCTGTCGGGCCTAACGTGCGTGTAGCTTGACTTACAGGCCAAGTAAACACTTGGTCTTGCGTGGTGAACACCGACAACCGCTCAGTGTTCCATGAGTCAATCATCTGGTTGAGCGCCGACAATGCGTCAGCAGACGTAGCGGCTGAAGGTGTCTCAGCTTCTGCCAACATCCCAATCAGGCGTAACGCCCCGTTTATCTGGTCGCCAGCAGATGTGGTCATACCCTATGCTCCTGCGTCAATAACCTCAACTCGGGGCCTGCCACGGGGACGTTTCATTTCGTTCACCGTGACAGGCTCTGCATCTACATCAAACCTCACCCAGCCGTTTTTTTCGTCATAAACGGCCTCTGCTTCCATGCAAGCAACTTTTGTCCCATGCACGGGGTGACGTAAGTAAATGACTGCCATCTAGCTTACTTCAAAAAAGCCGAGTAAGCAGCATCGCCAGTTTTTACGAAACGGTAAGTGTGTGCGCCATGACGACCCACAGTCACCGAACCAAAAACTGTGATGCCTGTGCCGGTTGTGACCGGAACAGTAGAAGAAGCACCGCTGTTGTTGTCGTTGCAAATAGTTAGATCAAAAGACGAACCAACTTTTGCGCTTGTGATAGCTGCGTCAAGCAACGCTGCGGTGGGCAGCGTCACAGTCAACGTAGCATCAGAGGCTTTCTTGCAAACAACCAAACCAACTGCCACTTGATCCGCAGTCAAAGTTGTGTCGGCAGTCAAAGTAGCTGGGATGGTTTGAACCCCCATTACTGCTTCAAGTAGGTTGCCGTCACCAAGTTGTTGACCGCCTGCGCCATTAGGGAGAGCCATGATAATTTCCTTTCAAATGAGTTAAATCAACCCCACAGACGGCAAGCCATCTGAGGACGAATAGTGCTGAAACCGTACAGTACGTCAATACGGCAAGGCATACGGTCGTT